ATCATGGGAACCTTTTACACGGGCAGAACAGGCCAGCTAACGGTTGGCGGCAAAACGATTGCGAAGATACGGGACTGGTCTATTGAAACAACTGTTGAGCTGATTTCCACGAACACGGTTGATAGCAGGTTTAATTCGTTCGTGCCAGGCGTGGCTGGCGCGACCGGAAGCGCAACTGTTATGTATTACAGGGACACAGGGGAAAACAATAACGCAAACAAGGAAGACTTCACGCAGTTTATCGGTAACATTATGAAAACAGACACGGATGGTGTCGAACAAAATGATATAATTACCTTCAGGCTTAAGGTTGATTCTAGTAGCGTTAACGATACCGGCATAGATCATATTAAGTTTGATGGATATATAACTTCCTTAGGCATTCAAGTATCGACAGGCGAGATTACTACTGTGCCTATCTCATTCACTGTGAACGACAAGTTTGACAAGGTCCCCAGCAACTAAGTTTAATGACTTTTTACCTCGGTAATTACGGCAACATACGTTTGCGCCGAGGCACTGATCCGGTCATCGGATCAATTTCTTCTGACGTTGAGCCAGACGACATTAGCCTTGTCCTGAACAGGGTTGGATTTGAAAACGCATCTGAAAACCTACTGACAGGTGATAGGGTCGATCTAACGACTACGGACAGCAGAGGGCTGGCCTTCATCCCTGCTAGCAACTGGTCTATCAACCAAATTCAAGATACATTTAGCTGTTTCGTTCATGTTAATGAAGTCGGCGGGCTTCGGCTGTTCCCTACATTCGGGGACGCTGTTAATAACACTAGATCTAATGAAATAACTCTGCAATCATTTAGTGGTTCACCTTTAAACCTTACGGTGACAATCAGGGATATTAAGTACAGCCTTCTGGGTTGCGTAAGTCAATTTGAATTCAATGCCAGCAGGGACGCAATTGATGTCACAAGTTTGTCGGACAAGTACAAGCGACAGTACGATGCCGGACTGCTTAGTGGCAGCGGGAGAATCGAATGCGCTTTTAATTATGAAACCACGGGCGTAGAGGAGGCGCCATTGTTGCTACTGCAAATTATCCAAAGGCTTGATATTGGCTGCGCTTTTGACTTGGCGCTGTACTTAACCGATAGAGCTGTTGACCCAACCTTGCAAAACCTGTTCTACCTATTGACGGCTGTGCCCACGAATACGGGTATTTCTTTGCGTTCTGGCGATATTATTACCTGCACGATAGATTTCGTTACGACAGGGACAACTCGCTTGATTTTTGGCGTGCCATCCGATTATCTGCTCAAGGAGGACGACGATCGTATTAGGGTAGAAGACTCTCTTGACTTCCTGCTCAAGGAAGTTACCGATTAAACTGTAACCACATGTCTGTGTCGCAGGAGCCGAGCCTTGGCTGATCAACGCATATCAGAGCTAAATGAGCTAAGCAAGGCTGGGGTCGCGGCTAATGACTTTCTGGCGATTGTCGATACTAGCGGCAGTGAAACAAAAAAAGTCAGTGTTACGAGCCTGATCGAAAGCGGCTTTGACACTACCGCAGGCTCTTATGTCATCGCTGATGGCATCATCGATTTATCAAAACTCAATCAGAGCAGCACGACCAAGATCGGTACTACCGCTCTCGCTGACGATGGTGTCACTTACGTCAAAATTCAAAATGTAACGGCAACTGATCGGCTGCTAGGCAGAAGCACTGCGGGTGCTGGCGTTATTGAAGAAATTATCTGTACTGCCGCAGGTAGGGCGCTGCTAGATGACGCTGATGCTGCAGCACAGCGTACAACGCTTGGCATCGACATCGATGATGCCGTTACGTTCGGTACTGTTACTGCTGATCTGAGCAGCACAAGCGCCACAATCACTGGCGGCACGATCACCGGCATCACAGACCTTGCAATCGCTGATGGTGGCACTGGCAGTAGTACAGCAGCTGGAGCCAGGACAAATTTAGGGCTGGTAATTGGCACTGATGTTCAAGCCTTTGACCAAGGCTTGCAAAGTATATCCAGCCTGACAACTGCCGCAAACCAGAGCATTTACCTGACTGCAGCAGACACCTATGCGACCTATTCGCTAACGGCAGCAGGACGTGCGCTGCTTGATGACGCTGATGCTGCAGCCCAAAGGACAACTCTTGGCCTGGGCAGCATTGCTGTCTTGAATCCTGTTAGCAACAGCAATGTCGATGATTTGTTGAATGCTGGCGCAATCGGCAGCACTGAGCTTGCTAGCGGCTCTGTGACCACTGTAAAGGTCGCAGATGCAAATATTACTTACGCAAAAATTCAAGATGTAAGCGCCACCGACAAAATTCTTGGTCGTGCTTCTACTGGCGCTGGATCTATTGAAGAGATTGATTGCACTTCTGCCGGTCGAGCACTGCTGGATGACGCCGATGCGGCTGCTCAGCGCACAACTTTAGGTCTAGGAACACTTGCAACGCAAAACGGTACGTTTAGTGGCACGCATTCCGGCACGTCATCCGGCACGAACACTGGCGATCAAACGATCACGCTGACCGGCGCTGTTACTGGTACTGGCACTGGAACGTTCGCAACAACCCTTTCTGACGATGTTGTCCAGACTGCCAAAATTGCGGACGATGCAGTCACCTACGCCAAAATCCAAGATGTTACAGCAACTGATCGGCTGCTCGGTCGCTCAACTGCAGGCGCGGGCAATGTAGAAGAAATTGCTTGTACTGCGGCAGGTCGGGCTTTATTAGACGACGCAAGTGCTGCGGATCAACGCACCACTCTTGGCCTAGGCACGCTTGCCACGCAAAGCGGCACTTTTAGCGGTACATTTGCCGGGACACATTCGGGAAGTTCCAGCGGCACCAATACAGGCGATCAAACAATTACGTTAACCGGCGCTGTTACAGGATCGGGCACTGGCAGCTTCGCTACCACGCTCGCGAATGACATTGTTGGCTCTGCAAACATCTCTGACGACGCAGTCACTTACGGAAAGCTGCAAGACGCAACAAGCACCGACATTATCCTTGGTCGCAGCACCGCCGGGGCGGGCACTATCCAAGAAATCGCCTGCACTGCAGCAGGGCGGGATCTGCTCGCTGATGCAACCACTGCTGATCAAAGAACAACTCTTGGCCTTGGCCCTCTTGCTATTGCTACTGGCACCTGGACGAATGGCTCGTCTTTCTCTGGCACGTCAAGTGGCACAAATACAGGTGATCAAACGATTACCCTTACCGGCGCTGTTACAGGTAGTGGTACAGGCTCGTTCGCGACCACTCTTGCTTCAGACATCGTTGCTGCCACCAATATCCAAGCGAGTGCTGTCACCACAGCCAAGATCAACGACGATGCGATTAACCAAGACAAATTAGGCGATCAGTCTACCTGTGTTGTCGCCAACGCAGCTCCTACCGGAACGGGAGCATTCGCAGGCCAAGCCTGGTTCAATACAGGGACCAGCCTGGCTTATAGATACACAGGCAGCGCTTGGGTTCAGGAGTCTGGTATCCAGTCAATTACGATTACCGACTCAACACCGTTATCAGTTGTTGTTAACAATCCAGACGCTTTTACTGCAAATCTGACATTAACGCTTGATACGCAGGAGGCGAATACAGTATTTGCTGGTCCTACGTCAGGCTCTGATGCCGCACCAACATTCCGTGCTCTGGGGCCTGCTGACTTGCCGGATGCAACTGCATCAACTAAGGGCATTATTCAGCCTGGTACAGGTCTAAGTGTTGCAAGTGGAACGCTAAACCACACTAATAGTGTCACAGCATCAACGACTAGCGGAATTACATTTGACGCCGAAGGTCACATTACTTCTACTACGGCCTTGGTGCCGGCAGACATTCCTGATCTAGATGCAGTAAAAATTACATCAGGCACTTTGCCGAGTGATCGAATCGCAGACGACGCTGTAACTGGCGCAAAGCTTGCAAATTACTCCATTGCCAAAATTGGTGAAACGTTCCCGACACCAGACTTTGTTGGGCAGCTGTTTTTCAACCCCGTCAGCAAGAACTTTTTCATGCATGACGGAAACGTTTTCCAGAGCATTGGTATCTCAGCCGGTGCAATTGTGTTGGCCGGTACTTATGACGCATCCTTGAATGAGGTTGCATCTGTAACTGACGCGGGCTCGGCAATTGGCCTGGCCACTGGAGAGTCACTGCCCGGAGCAAGTTCTGCTAACTCAAACTATTACTTGGTCGTAAGTACCGGCGGAACGGGTACAAGCCCTGCTCCAACCGTCACCTTAGCCCCGCCTGATTTGTTGCTATCAAATGGCGACAACTGGTTGGAGATTGACGTATCAACCAACTTCTCCACTCAGACTGCAAATAATATTACATTTAGCCCAGCGGGCGATATTGCGTCAACGAACGTTCAAACTGCAATTGAAGAGCTTAGTAATGAGACTGGCAACGCCGACAGGTTAAGCAGCGGTACTGTTGACGTTGACCATGGCGGTACAAATATTGCCAGCTATACAAAAGGTGACTTACTCGCTGCTTCTGCCGCCACAACTCTTGACAAGCTCGCTGTTGGAACAGATGGCTACATCCTGAGCGCAAACAGCAGCACAACAACTGGCCTTGAGTGGATCTCCAATCAAGTTGGTACGGTCACTCAAGTTACGGTTACTGCACCACTTGGTGTTACGAACGGTACGACAACGCCTGCACTGACGATTAGCACCGGCACGACAAGCGCCGTCGGTGTATTGCAGCTTACTGATGGTGTCGCATCATCAAGTACCACAACTGCTGCCACACCGAATGGTGTGAAAACGGCTTATGACTTGGCTGCTCTGGCAATGCCCAAAACCGGTGGAACGTTTACCGGTGAAATTCACGTCGGGTATAACGGCTCACTGGTCTTTGAAGGACCCACGGATGACGCTCTTGAAACAACGCTGACCTTGGCTGATCCGACAGCAGACCGCACAATCACACTGCCCGACGCCACGGG